CCGCGAAAGCGCGCTCGCCGCCGAGGAGCGGGAGCGGGTGTTGCGGGAGGCGTTGGAGGAGATCGCTGCGCTGCCAGAGCTGTCCGAGCACAAGTTTGATTGGCCGCGGGTACGCGCCCGCGCCGCACTGAGCGGGAAGGGTACGACGTGACGACCGACAAGCCAGACCTCGGCGGCAACCTCGTGCACATCGAGGTGTGGCTTAACCGCGACGAGATACCCGAGTGGCTGCCCGACGACATGGCTGCCGAGTTCGTCCAGAAGATACGAGAAGCCGGCGACGAGTTCACGCAGCGCGCCGAGGCACTACAACGCGAGTACGAAAAGAAACTGAGGGACATGCACGACGGGTGCATCGTCCTCCGGTTCCTCGGAGGGAGACGATGAGACTGACCGTTGCAGGCACAATCGAGAAGTCGCGGATAGTCCGTCAGTCGTGGCACCGCCGCATCTGGTTCTGGTTGCGGCGCAAGCCGTGCCCTCCGCCGGTCATCCTGATCGAGAAGGCGCGGATTGACGAGGTGTCGTTCGTCCCCGACTCACCGTGGGTGCCGCGATGAACCGCTCACTACGCTGACAGGAGAAACCAAATGAAACTACGAAACCGAATCGCATCGTGGATTGGCGGCAAGGACCTGGGCGGCGAGCTGAGCGGATTGTTCAGCGTCAACCAGGGCAACGCGCCACGCATGGACACCCGCGAGTTGATCGCCTCCTACCGCACGAGCCCGTGGCTGCGTGGCGTCGTCGCGAAGATCGCCGACCACATGGCAGCCGTACCGTGGGAGCTGTTCGTCAAGACGAGCGGGGGCAAGGCGGTCAGGAGCACGGCGCTGCAGACGGCCGGGTTCGCGCCGCGCCGCGAGCTCAAGAAGCAGTACATCAAGGCCGGCGAGCTGGCGCAGGTCGACTCGCACCCGCTGCTCGACATGATGGCTGCGCCGAACCCGACGATGGGTGGCGTCTCCGCGCGCAAGGTGAGCAGCGTCTACTTCGATTTGAAAGGCGAGATATTCTGGATCCTCGAAATGAATGGGCTCAACGTGCCCACGGAGATCTGGCCGATCCCACCCGACTGGGTCACGCGGATACCTGGCGAGGGTGGCGGCGGTAGGTTCTTCGAGGTGATGATGGGAGGGAAGCGCATCCTTGTGCCGCCGGAGAATATGATCTGGATCCGCGACCTGAATCCCTCGAACCCGTACGGGCGCGGCGCCGGCTTCGGCGAGTCGCTGATGGACGAGATCGACACCGACGAGTACGCAGCCAAGGTCGCCAAGAACGTGTTCTACAACAAGGCGCGACCGGACATGATCGTCGCGTTGGAGGGCGCCAGCCAGGCAACCCTCGACAACGCGCAGGCCAGCTTCGAGCAGAAGTTTCGCGGCGCACACAACGCCCACCGCACGATGTGGACGAGTGGCAAGCTCACGTTCAAGGAGCTGCAGCAGAAGTTCGCCGACCTGGAGCTGATGGACCTTCGGACGTTCGAGCGCGAGGCATTCAACTCCGTGTTCGGTGTGCCGCCAGAAATCATGGGGCTGCTGGAGAGTAGCAACCGGGCGACCGTTCGCGAGGCGATCACGATCTTCTCGAAGGAGGTGCTCGTGCCGCGCCTGGAGGTCGAGCGCGACGAGCTGCAGCACCAGCTTGTGCCGCTGTACGACGACCGCCTGTTCCTCGACTACATGAATCCCGTGCCGGAGGACGATGACTTCCAGCTCGAAGCCATGACGGCGAACCCAGCGAGCGCGACTATCGGAGAGTGGCGCGACGTGCAGGGGCTCGAGGATCGCGGCGACATCGACAACATCCACATGGTGCCGATGAATCTCGTGACCATGAAGCCGGGCGAGGAGACTGAGTCACTGCCCACGGAGCCGCCGGAGCTAGACGACATCGATGTGTAACCTCTGCACGCCATGGTCGGACTCGTGTCCGGCTGCAGAGGTGGTGGCGCTGCTCGACGAGCCGAGCTACGGGCGCCGGCTCGGTTCCGTCAAGGCGACGAAGGCCGACGCCATAGCCGAGGCGTGCAAGCCGAACCGGTTGCAGGTCGTGATGGATCCTGTGCTGCTCACCGAGCTGGACGCGTGGACCGCTGGCGTGTTCGCCGACCTCGGCGTGACCGGCGGATTCAACATGCTCGACCCGGCCGTGATCGCGCACCTGAAAAACGCCAGCGCCACACGCGTGGTGGGCATCAACAAGACGACTCAGAAGCTGCTGCGCAAGGCAGTCTCGGATGGATTCCTGGCGGGCGAGAGCGCAGCGGAAATCGGGAAGCGCATCGGCAAGGTGTTCAAGGGACGGACGAAGGCTGGCGCCGTGCGCATCGCCAGGACCGAAGGCGTGCACTCGTCCAACTTCGGAACGTTCGAGGCGCACAAGCAGAGCGGCATCGTCAAGAAGCGGCGGTGGGTAGTGACGCACGACGGGCGCGCTCGTGGCCCGCATCTCACGCTCGGCAGCCGGCCGCCCATCGGCATCAAGGCGAAGTTCCGGATCCGCGGCAGGTCGGCATGGCACCCCGGTGGGTTCGGTGTCTCGTTCCTCGACATCAACTGTCGCTGCACAACCGTCGCCGTCATCCGCAAGGATCTCACCGACGCCCAGCTCGCCATGGTGTGGCGGGCTTACGACAAGTCACTCCGCTCGTGGGAGGCTGCGATCCGCAAGGCTGTCCGCTCCGGGCTCAAGAAACAACTGACAGACGTGATGAAGGTCGCGCGGAGGGTGCTGTGATGAAGTTGTCCGGTCTCGAACTCTATTGCCCACGCTGCGGAAAGAAATTATCCGACCGGCTGGAGGGCTGTTTCCAATTCCACTGCCACCGCTGCAAGAGTCAGATCGCCGGAGAGTCCCGCCAATTCAACGTCTCCGAGGGTTTCGCTGTCACGGTGATCTCGGCAGCGCCGGCGGAGGCCGACGACACAGCAGCGCCAACAGAGTTTCCTGCTTGACAAGCAGCGGTGATGTTCGGCAATACTCGGAAGATAGCAGTCGCCTGCAAATAGTCGTGGCCATTCCCAAGTGCCCCAACCCACCACGCGATGGGCTGTTCAAGGGAGACAGGTAACACAACCCGTGAAGGGGTGTTGCCCGTGGCCACCAAGAGAATCAGCACCAAGCAATTTCGACAGACCTACAAGCCAGGCGATACGCTGCCCGAAGACATTTGCGTTTGCCACGCCGAACCGTTCGAGCTGCTGAAGGACGCCGACGGCGACGGCCTCACGAAGACCTTCACGATCAGCACCGACAGCGTCGACCGTGAGAACGACCGGCTGCTGGCCAACTGGGAGCTGGACAATTACAACAAGGGCGGGTCGGTCCTGTGGGGGCACGACAGTCGGAGCACTCCGATGCACGTCGTCGCTGCACCACTGCGGACCTGGCAGGAGGGTGGCTCCCTGCGCAGCCGTGCGAAGTTCACGCCGAAGGATGTCAACCCCGTCGGCTACATGGTGAACCAGCTCATCGACTTCGGTGCGCTGCGCTCGTCCTCCGTTGGCTTCCTCCCGAAAGAGTGGAAGATCGTGGACGACGAGGCTCGTCACGGCTACGACTTCGAGCGCCTCGAGCTGCTGGAGTGGTCGGTGGTGCCCGTGCCCGCCAATCCCGAGGCCATCGTCGACGCCAAGGCCCACGGCATCGACATCGCGCCGCTCGTCTCATGGACCGGGCAAGCCCTCGATGAGGGCGTCGAGATCATCGGCGTTGAGCGCGACCTGCTCGAAGCGACCTGGAAGCTCATCAGCAGCACGACCGTCGCAATGAGGGACGGCGACGCTGAGCCGGAAGCACCGGCTGCAGAGCCGGAGGCCGGCGACGCTGAGCCCGAGGCGACAGAGCCCGAGCCCGAGACGACAGACGAAGGCGATGCCCCCGAGGGTGACGCCCCGGCAGCGGACGACGATACAGACGTGGTCACCGAACCAGAGCCGGAGTCAGCAGCTCCAGAGGAGCCAGCACCGGACGGTGAGGCGACCACGCAACAAATCGAGAAGCTCACCCAGGAGCGCGACGAGCTCGCAGCCGAGGTCAAGCGCCTCACACCGCCGCCAGCACCGGCCGATCCAGACGACATCATGATCGACCTGGCCAACCCAGAAACCTTGAAGGCTCTCGGCGAGGTCGTCGAGGAACAGATTGATAAACAGATTCGCAGCCTCACCGGCCGAATCAACTGAGGAGAACCAGATGCCCAACGAGCCCACCACCACCGAGACCGTAGCGCCGGAGCAAATGGCCAACCTCAAATTGGTCAAGGAAAGCCTCTCGCCCATGATCGCCGAGATCATCGAGCGCAAGCTGGCCGAGGTATCCAAGACCAACCGCCGCTTCACGGCCGGCCTCAACGGCGACGTCGACCGCACGCCAGACCCGGACGCGTCGGCGCTGCCCAAGGGCCACGCTGCTGCCCGTTGCCTGCGGTACCTCTACCTCGCCAACGGCAACCAGCGAGCTGCTGTCGACATGGCGTGGGACCGCGGCGACAAGTTCATCGCTGAGAAGTGGGACAAGGCGATGGCCTCCCAGATCCTCGCCGACGGTGGCGCGCTGCTGCCGCCAGAGTTCTCGATGGAGATCATCGAGGAGCTGGGCGCCAAGACCGTCGTGCGCGCGATGGGCTTGACGACCATGCCGATGAACGGCGGCTCGCTGACCCTCCCCTACTTCGACGGTGCAGCCACCGCGGCGTACGTGGGTGAGAACCAGAACGCGAGCACCACCCAGCCGACCACTGCGCAGCTGCAGCTCTCGGACAAGACCCTCGCGGCCTTGGTTCCGTTGAGCAACAGCCTGCTCCAGAACGGCGGCGCCCGGGTGGACAGCGCGATCAAGAACCACATGGTTCGCGTGTTCCGCCGCAAGGAAGACGTCACCTTCATCCGTTCGCCTGGCACTGCCAACGAGCCGAAGGGGATGCTCTACCAGGCCATCGCCGACAACAACTTCAGCGCGAACGGCACCGTGACCGTGGCCAACGTCACCGTCGACGCTGGCAAGGCCATCGGCAAGCTGCAGGACCTCGACGTCGACCTCGACGACGGGTGCGGCTGGATCATGAGCCCGCGCTCGTGGCGCTACCTGCACCAGGCGACGACCACGACCGGCGACCGGGTGTGGCGCGACGAGCTGGACAAGGGGACCTTCGAGGGCTTCCCGTACGCGACCACGTCGCAGATCCCGAACAACCTCGGTGGCGGCACCGAGTCGGAGATCTACTTCGCGTCGTTCAAGACCATGGTGCTCGGCGAGAACGAGACTCTCGAAATCGCCGTGTTCCCGGGCGGCGCCTACTACGACGGCAGTCAGGTCGTGTCGGGCATCTCCCAGAACCAGACCGTCGTTCGGCTGCTCGCGCATCACGACCTCGGCTGCCAGCAGCGCGGTCAGGAAATCGCGGTGATGGACGCCGTCAAGTGGGGCGCCTAACAGCAGCGACCCTGAGTCAGAACTAATGCGACTGCCCGCCTCTGTGCGGGCTTTCGCAGCACAGGCATAAGAACCCTTGGACCTGGATAGGTCAGGAGAAAATTCATGAGCGCACATCCCAAAACAGACGTCTTCGCGAATGTCATCGGCAAGGCCGGCTCGAAGCCAGCGACGATGGCGGACGACACGGCGTACGTCGGAGCTATCCACGACCGCCTCGACGCCGGCCTCGGGTCGCCGCTGTCCGTCCTGATCAAGTCGTTGATCGCGTTCACGACCGCGAGCGGCGACGCCACCGGCCGAGTCACGGTCCTGGTCGAGCTGTACCACGACACCGCCGCCAACATGGCCACCGAGGAGCTGCTCGACAGCGACACCTACGTGTTCGTGTGGGCAGCGGACGGCGCCAACGCCATCGACCACACGATGCAGGCCAACCTCAAGGGGGCCAATCGGTACGTGCGCGCGCAGCTCACCATCACCGAGAGCGGCACCGTCACCACGTCCGCGTGGGTCGGCTGCCAGTCGCTCGTCTTCGGTGGGATGGACAGTCAGCCGTCGGCCGACTTCGCGGCTGCTGGTTACGAGACCACCACCGAGCCTGCAGCTTAACGCGGGGTGGAGCAGCGGTAGCTCGCCTGGCTCATACCCAGGAGGTCGTCGGTTCGATCCCGACTCCCGCAACCAACGAGAGGTGAACGATGTCCGATGAAAGAGTGGTTGTCCGATTCAACGCACCGTGGACGAAGTACTTCGGCGGCGACGTCGCGAGCTTCGAGCCTCACGTTGCGCGAAAGCTGATCAAGATGAAGCACGACGGCAAGCCCCTGGTTCGCGTGCTGCGCGGTGGCGACTTCATGGATCGTGCAGCCGTGACGAAGGCAGTGGAGCCGACGATGGCGCCAGCTGCTCCCGTGGGCGGCGAGCCTGACGTTGCCCCGGTCGAGGAGGACAGCGAAGAAGTGGTGAGCTCGCCCAAGGGGCGGAAGCGTAAGCGGTCGTAACGAAGGTTCCGGCCATGAGGTTTGTGGATGGCGTTGAGCAACGATGCACTCGTCACGGTGGACGCGGTCGAGCAGGTCCTCGGTATTGACCACGGGACGCTCGACCCGTTGCTCATTCGTCTGATCGAATCCGCCAGCAGCCAAATCAAGCGGTACTGCAACCGCACGTTCTACTACCAAGAAGACATCGTCGAGTACGCTGCCGGATTCGGCAAGACCAAGCTGGTCGTGGCGCGCCGCCCAGTCAAAGAAATCACCACCGTCAAGTTCAACGACGCCACGATTCTCGCCGCCAGCTACAAGTGCGCAGACGTGGCGCAGTTCGCTGACGCCGGTGTGGTCTACAACCCGGGCGGCTGGAACAACACGGCCGGCAGGGTCGCGGACATTGCCAGGGACCGAATGGTCGGCACCGAGGATCCTCTCTA